TTTTAGGGCATCCGCATTAGATATGAGAAGCTTGATCCTCTCATCACTGTTAGCAGAAGTCTTGGGGGTACATATGCTAGTGCCTTTCATTTGGCCTCCACTCTTTTAAGATTTCCTGTTCTAGCTTGGCGTACTTTTCTAGTAATAGTAGGTATTTGCGTACCAGTTCGTTATGGTCATGCACCATCTCTGCCTTTGTCAGTTCTTTCATTTAGCTCTCCAGTTTGTGAACAATCTTATTGTTTAGGGAATACCTGTATCTGCGCTTCTCCCCGGTAGTTCTGATCTCACCTACCGCCTTGAGCCTAGTCAAAGCTTTAGATACTAGGTTCGCAGTCGTGGCATCAGCACCCACTGGCAGTATCTTTTGCTTGATGAAAAAGCTGGTAGATGCCGGATTCTTTTTAAGGAATGTCAGAATCTGGGAAGAGATGCTAACCCCTTTCGGGGTCAGATCCTTCTTATACAGTTCAGACAGGTGTAGGCTATGAGTAGAGGCCTCCATCAGATCGGCTGCTATCCCATCCAACGTGCCTATGCCAGTCATATCTGAATACTGCCCCCCCACAGGCCATCTCTGAGTGTATATAAACTCTTCCTTTATTTTAACCATGCTGACTCCGGCAAATTTGATAGTAATTTATGAATTCCCCTTATCGCTGCTTGGAGTGCCTCCATCTCAATCCGCCGATACGCAAATATGCGCTCATGTCTAGCTAGTCGCTCTATTGCAAACTTCAATTGTGCTTTTCTAGTTTTCTTGCTCATGATTCCTCTTCGCATACAGTTTCAATTGTTTTTGATTTCTCAGGATCTATCTCGCCATCGCTAAACAATTCCCAAGCCTGTTCGAGCGTGTCTGCTAGGATGATGGTTGTTTCGCAAACTTGATACTGCCTGAACTCTGAAATCTCTGTAATAAATTTATTAAATTTGTATTTCATGTCTGTCTCCTAGATAAATACTGCATCGGGGTGCTTCTTCAATATCTTAAACTTTAATAGTTCTGTATCGGCATTGTCATGCTTCACGCTCATAAAATCCCCAGAACCACAGGCAGCAGTAGTAAATACAACAGCCGTCTTCTTCATCTTTGCTACACGCTTCTGCTTATTGTGAGCGTTGATGAGTTCGTCCACTGCCATGTCTACATTCACTGGGATAAGGCCATCAGGGTATATATCTATCCACGATTCATCCTTAATCGGTATTGGCGGCATCGCCCTTACAACATCTGCCAATTGCTTGGCCGCAGCCTCACATACAAAATCATAGTTGAATGCCCCGCCATTGCCGCCGTCCATGACAAATGCAATCTTCTTCCCATCAAGGTACAGGTCAAGGTTAAATCCTTCCCCTTCCATCCCTTGAAACAATTTTAACTTTTTAATCGTTAGCATTTTGTAACTCCCATAAGGTTAAAAAGGCCGTCAGCCATTCTGATTGGCTGGGGGTAATGTCTTCCATGAGAAGTTCATCTGCGCTCATCTTAGGTAGCCCCTGAGACTTTAGATACCGCTCATATAATGCTATCAATTCATCCATTGTCTTCCTCCTGATGTTCACGCCATATATCAACGTAGTGATTAATAGTGTCCCAAGTAACTCCATTATTGCAGTCATGTCTCTGCTTTAATTCTGCCAGTATGTCCTGTGCATCCTCATCAGACATGGGGGTGCAGTCTCCCGCGCAGTCCTGTACATCGGAAATATGCCAGTGCAGTGAAGCCCAATCTGGTGAAAATGCACGGTTCAATTCATACTGTGCCTTCTCATCGGTCACGTCATCAGGTACGTCTAAAATTATGGTTCTCATACCGCACCCCCAATAGTAAAATAAGGTCTTGGCGGAGTGTCATCTTCAATCACTTGAATTGTGATGCCGGAGTCATGCACTACGTCCGCCTGTTTATCCCGCCGGAGGAATTCCGCATCCGCTTGCTCTTGGGAGTCCGCTTTGATGACGGTTTCAAAAGTCATGGTGCAGGTAAAAACGTATGATTTCATGCCACCTCCTCAACTCTAAATTGTTCACCTTCCCCATCGGCATCAAATTCCTCGCCCTCTTCAGCCGCCACCAGTGCCAGATCAGCAATATGCTCATCAATCTCAGCCCAAGCCGCCGCTTCAGTATCAAAAGTCTGTGGCTTATCATCCAGCAGCCAACAGTTAATCCAACCATCGCATATCGTGTGCGTCCTCACCTCGTATCTCATGCTGCCTCCGTAGTCGCGGCCTTCAATACTGTTCTGGCCTGTTTAAAATCAAGTGTAGGGTCGGACATTGACAAAATCGTGGCCCAGTAATTAAGGTATTTGATCGCCGTCTCACAATTAGCCGGAGTCGGTTGAGCCCCTCGCAGTGGTGCAATTGACGTTTTAAAGCCTAAAATGATCCTATCTCTCATAATTCCTCCAGTTTTTATAAAGTGTTACCCAATAGGCCGCAGCCTATTAGGAAAAACTCTAATACTTGTTAGCTATTAATCTCTTGGCCGCGGCCAGTTTGGCATTTTCCTCAGCAGTGTTAAACCAGGGAAGGATCGATAAAGCTTTGACCATATTCCTAAGCATCACCCCGCTATTGTTACCGACCAGCATCAAGTCGTTATACTTGGCCGGATTTTTTAGTTTTAATTCATCGTGGTAGATGGTCATTATTTATCCTTTAGTTAACTACAAAGCCGGAATTATCCCTTCTTGCTTTTCCCTTGGCATACAATGCCACCACCACGCCAAAAGGGTCAAGATGGCGTAAATCGGAATTATCGCCATCAATACAATCCATATCTAAAAATACCGCGGGTATCTTTTTTCTGTCACGGAATACCACAGCCACGCGCATATGGTTTTTTACGGCAATACTGACATACCGCTGGTAGCCTTCCACGCCGGAATAAGAATAGGTTAGATCATAATTTGCTGGTATGTTTTTCCTATTGCTGATTTTTGTATAATCGTAAAATTGAATAGATGGAAAAGCTTCAAAGATTGTGACCAGTTTGCCGTCAAGTCTAAAATGCTTTCCCTCCCATCTAATGTCTGACGTGCCATTCAATCGCACCAATGGGGTAAATCCTTCCCGGTTCGCTTTTCTGATTAGTGCGCGTATGTCTTTTACTAATTGCATCATAAAAGCTTGAGGGTCATTATTGAATAGCGTAGCTTTTCTTAGTCTTCCCTTTTGTACGGAATTCATAACGCCGCGGCCAGCGGTATTTAAGCAAGCTTCAAAGCACTTTGCTTTTTCCGCCATAGGACATAGGTTAACGCCAGACAAGGTAAATGGCGCAAGGTATAAAATACCTGTCATATATCCATACTGTTGACCTTTTACAGTTTTAGAATCGCTGCTAATTGCTAATAGACTCATAATACCTCCAGTTATAAAAATACTTCCCAATAGGCCTAAGCCTATTAGGAAAAGCTTTTATAGAATCCCTACGGCCTGATAGTCTTCTAACTCACATATAAGGCCATCAAAATCCTCACCAGAGCCTAACATTCCAGCAATTGCGAATACAGTTTCCTCATCCACGCCAAAATCGTCCGCCAAATTGATCAGATAATCACGTCTTGATTCATAACCTTCATCCGTGTAGATACTCATGATTTACCCCTCAGTGATAAGATTAAAAGAACAAAAGACAGCATTAATGGGAAAAGGATATAAAACATTATTTACCCCTCAGACAATGCGCCAATGGGATATAAACAGCCATTGAGAGCATGAAGGCAAGAACAGCCAGTGATAAGTAGTAGGCTGATAATGCAATGGCGTAGGTCATGATGCACCACCAATTAGCACTTTGAGTGTTCTACCCTCATTGTCCGTATCGGCCGGCGGACTAATATGTACTATTTCGCCGCATGGATAGGCATTTAAAGCTTGCTCCTCAGCATGATCCGCATCTTCTGCCCAACACTCAAAGAATATCTTAAACTTGTCGCCCTTATCTTCATGTAGGCTTATCAGGTAGGATTTCATGATGCACCACCGAACTTATATGCCATACAGTCTTTGTATGATCCCGTGTAAATAATGCGGTATGAATTTCTAACTTCCGAACCCTTGCAGACTATGACGTTACCGTGCGCGTTTTGCTGTGCTGTATACATATATTCCCCTGGTAGTTGTGAGTAGTGCAGTTCTCTTTATACACTTATATTGCAAGATAGCAATACCTTTACAATATATATTTAGATAGTGAGTACTCACTTTCGCCAGGATACGCTTGTACTCTATTTGTTCCCCTGTTATAGTCTGCAAATAAATAGCGAAGCGGAACGGTACAGAATGAAGATATCTCGTAAAGCAATAAAGGAATCACTAAAAGAGCAAGGAATAGAATCTACTCTTTTGGTCAGGAAAGGTACTCTAACAACTAAGCAGAGAAAGTTTGCTGAGGGTGTAGCAATGGGCAGCACTAAAGCTCAGGCCTATAGGGACGCATATAATCAGAACCCGGCAGCCAGCACAATAGTGTCAGCACCATATCTATTAGCCAGCGATCCAAGAATAAAACGTGAGATTGAAGCCTATAGCCTAGCAATTGAGGCAGCGAAATACCGCACCGCTGAAGGGATGAGGGGGTTGGTGCTTCAGAGTCTGGTAGCAGTGCTAATAGACCCAGATTCTAAGAACAGCGATAAGCTTGCGGCAGCGAAGATACTAGGCTCGGTGACTGAAGTTAGTGCCTTCACTGAGCGCAAAGAGATCACTACCATCAATGGCTCGGCATCAATTAAGGCTAAGATAATGGCAGAACTAAAGACTATTATGCTGGGATCTGGTCAAGATATAACTGACATAGTGGGAATTGATAACTCTTTATTAGATGAATTAAATAGCAATGTGGGAAAAAGTGACGATCTGTCAGCTGAAGATTTAGCAGAAAGTGGGAAAATGGAGTTAATTGATGGTTTTGAAGAGGGTACAGTACCCCAACCACCACGAATTGAAGAGAGTGAAGTGGTCTCAATGGAACATATTATTCCCCACAAACAATCAGATTCTTTTTCTAATTCCCACAAACAATCAGATTCTAATTCCCAGAACACCCCCCCCTATGAAAAATAATACACATGGGTGGGGGGTATATATATATTTTTTACAACTGCTTAATTATTGCACAGTGACATGCAATTGCATGTCACTGTATAAAAAATAGGCAACTAATGAAAAGATACATAAAGCCTACTACTGAGCAGCGCAATGAGGTTAATGACTTGGTGTTAGATATACAGAAGCTTTTGGAGGGAAAGGAGTGGGGACCTAGTCTGGCAGCTTTGACTATATGTATTGGGGAGATGGGGGAGATGATTGATACGGAGGATCAGTTAGACTTTGTATCTTATGTAGCTGGAGTGATTAGTGGGATCTTACATGTTAGGAGCAAAGATTTACATTAATAGGGAGATGACGGCTGCTAGGGCTGATTTAGTCCGGGCGGCTTGTATGGAGATAAAGATGACTGAGGTTCAGAGGGAGGTCTTTTTGTTTATAGATGAGTATTGGATAGAGTTTGGATTTGGTCCCTCTCTGCGGGATATCTGCGATTACAGAAAGAAGCCTGGACTTGGTAATACGGCAAAGATAATAGATAGGTTAGTTAAGTTAGGAGTTTTAAAGAGAGTTAAGGGAATGGGTAGGAGTGTTAGGCCTGTGTATTTAAACTTTAGGAAGCTGGACTGATGGGGATTGCGGAAATGATCTCTCAGTTGCCGGCGGCGGAGCAGGCTAAGCTGTTTGAGGACGTGGCCCAGTATAAGGGAGCTTTGACGCGGGAGAAGGCGCAGGTAGACTTTATGGCTTTTGTTAAGGAGATGTGGCCTGGGTTTATACATGGTAGGCACCACGCACTAATGGCAAAGAAGTTTCAAGATATCGCAGATGGGAAGTTAAAGAGGCTGATTATTAATATGCCGCCTAGACATACTAAGTCTGAGTTTGCTTCTAATATGTTGCCTGCTTGGTTCTTGGGTAAGTTCCCAGAGAAGAAAGTTATTCAATGCTCTAATACGGCAGAACTGGCTGTTGGCTTTGGCCGGAAGGTACGGAACTTAGTAGGCTCAGAGCAGTACGCTAAGATCTTCCCTAATGTGTCTCTAAGGGCTGATTCTAAAGCGGCAGGACGTTGGGCTACTAGTCATGGTGGAGATTACTTCGCTATTGGAGTAGGAGGGACTGTTACGGGGAAGGGGGCTGACTTATTAATAATAGATGACCCACACTCTGAACAGGAGGCGAAGCTAGCTCAAGGAGATCCTAGTGTATTTGACTCTGTATATGAGTGGTATACGTCTGGTCCTAGACAAAGACTTCAACCTGGAGGGGTCATTGTCGTAGTCATGACACGCTGGTCAGATAAAGATCTAACTGGCAAGCTCTTAAAGGGTGATACTGAATGGGATATAGTGCAATTACCGGCAATTCTACCTAGTGGAAATGCTCTGTGGCCTGAGTTCTGGGATATAAGTGAGCTACTGGCTCTAAAAGAAGAGCTGCCTGTATATAAGTGGAACGCTCAGTACCAACAAACCCCGACTGGAGAAGAGGGAGCCTTAGTAAAGAGGGACTGGTGGCAGAGATGGGAGGCTGATAGACCCCCTAAGTGTGAGTTTATAATCCAGTCTTGGGATACCGCCTTTACTAAAAGCCAAAGAGCTGATTATTCAGCCTGTACTACCTGGGGAATCTT